TTCTGGGTTGCTGCGTCGGGTCCTCGCGTCCTTCTTGGCGTCGGTCAGCACTCGGCTGCAGTCGGCCCGGTAGAGCTTGATGGCAGCAGATACGCTGCTCGGTTGGTCGATCGTTTTGAACTGTTCCATGGTATTTCCTCGCGGTTAGCAGGTTCGCAGATCGGCAGCATTGCCGCCTGCGGCTTTCAGTTTGTTGGCCTGTGCCAGACACCATTCTCGGGTCGCAATGACCTTGCCGGCGCTGTCACAAACTTGGTGCATTCTCGCCCAGTGATTCCAAGCGAACGACCGGCCGAGGCCAACCGTGGTTTTCGTTGAGGGCCAGCGATCGCCGGAGCCAATCAGCTCCATGAAGCCGGCGCCCATCTCAATCTCGTCGAATCTGGTGTGATGGCCAGTCATCGCAATGACCTCCATCTCGAGAGCCTTCTCGAACAGCTCAGGGTGCTCGCCAGCCAGCCACCAGAGCTCCCATTTCTGGGACGCGGGGCAGAAGTAGCAGGCGCTCTTAATCGGGACAGGGAGGCCCTCGTCGAGGATCAGTGCAATGCACTCGCCTCGAGCCATGCCGAGCTGCTGCAGCGGATACCGATACTCGAACAGAGCGTCGGATTCTTTGAGCTTGGCAGAGCGTCGAATGTCAGCGGGTCCCGCATCGTAGCCTATGAGCTTGGTCGGCTTGATCCCGCGCCGCTGACAGTCGAGCCAGATCGGATGCGGGTCCCGCTTGTTGGGTCCCTTCTCGCAGCCCTTGAGGTACTGGTCCTGCGGTCCCTGCTTCCATTTGATCGAGCAGGACTTCCGGCCGAATGCCAGAGAGGGGAGGGTCTCGTTGTCGGTGCAGTTGCCGGTCAGCGTGGAGTAGCCTGTCGTCGGCAGAGTCAGCTTGGTGCAAGTGACGATCGTCGGGAAGCCGACAGACTGGCACCACTGGCTCATGGTCTCGACCATGGCGTAGGTCTCAGGCTTCTCAGCTCCGACATCGGCAAACGTGATTAGGTCCGGGGTGATTCCTGCCCGGTGCAGGGCTATCAGCATGGCGGTCGAGTCGACGCCGCCACCGTAGCAGACAACGACCGGAGAGCCCTCAGGGAGCTCGATCCGGCCGGGTCGATGGATCGGGAACAGGTCTGATTGAACTCGCATCAGAACAGCTCCAGATTGTCAGCTTTCTTGTACTTCCTGAACGACTGCCATGTCTGGCTGCCCTTGGGCATCGGTGTCGCTTTCGGTGCTGGTGCTGCAGCCATTTTGCTCACGGCGTAGATCGCTGCGATCCTGTGGCGTCGGCCTTGGCTCCAGTCGATCACCTTGCCATCGACCATCGCGGCAACGTGGCCTCGGACCAGAACACAGTATCGGCCAGAGCTCAGACTCGAGTCCCGCTCAGCGGTAATCATCGTCTTGGCCCGGTACTCGTTTCGGTCCATTTTGCGCATCTCGAATCCAAGGGCCTTGGCAGCCTTTGGGCCCTCGATGAACCAGTGACAGCCCTTGCGATTCTTTCGGCCTTGCTTGGCCAATTGAGCGTGGCAGATGTCGTAGTCCAGTCCGGTCGCAGCGGTCAATGCTCTGACGGTGCAGTCGTTGGTCTCGCCATGCTTGTCAGCCTTGGCAGACATCGCATCCCATAGTGACTTGGTTGCTGTGTCCATCATTTGCCAGCCCTCCAGATGTGGAGTGCTTGCTTGGCCAGTAGTAGGACCAGCCATCCGAGACCGCCTACCAGTGTGATTGCTTCGTTTGCTTCGATCATGTCGTTTCCTCGCGGTTATTGTCAGGGCCGCTCCGCTTCCGGGTTGGCCGAAGGCCACCTTACCCGGAAATCCTTTCCGCTGTCAACAGGCTCGAGCAAATAAGGCTACAATCGCCAGCACCACTGGCCCCGGAGATCGACCTTGCAGGCAACAAACACAGAATCCCCGCAGGGATCAGAGACCTCTGCTGCTGCTCCGGGGAGGGGTGGCGCGGTGAGCATCTTCACTCCCGCTTTGTTCACGACGATCTGCGACAGGATCAGTCAGGGCCAGTCACTCAGGGAGGTCTGCCGGGACCCGGAAATGCCGCACAAGTCAACGGTGCTGCGATGGCTTCGGGAAAAGGCTGAGCTGCGCGACCAATACGTGCTGGCGCGCGACGACCTGATGGAGTACTGGGCCTCGGACATCCTCGAGATTGCGGACGATGGCACTCAGGACACGATCCCCGGCCTGAACAAGTTTGGCGACGAGGTCATGGTCCCGAACCACGCCAATGTCCAGCGCGATCGCCTCCGCATTGACAGCCGCAAGTGGCTGCTCAGCAGGCTCAAGCCCAAGGTGTACGGCGATCACCTCGAGGTCGAGCATTCAGGCGATGTCGGCGTCATTGTGGACATCACCAGCCTGTCGGCCCGAGAGAAGATGCGGCGCCTCGCCCTGTTCATGCTGGAGGACAAGGCAGCCGGCGTGACGATCGACGGTGAGGCTGTAGACACAACCAATGAGCCCGATGCAAGCCGTTGATCTGCAAGCCCGAATCCGATCGACCGGACAATGTCCGTTCAGCTCAAACGATCGAGGGGGGGCCGTCGAATATGCGATGGGGCCCGCGATACGCGCGAATCCGCGGTGGGTTTGGGGCATCTCCCCACACTTTTGGCTGTGAAAAAAAATGAGAACACCCTGCGACCCATATGCAGCTATGCCCAGTGGAATCGCATTCCTGCCGAAGGATGGCAGGCTCGCTGGCATCGCCTCACCGGCCATGCACCCGCTGGCTTTGAGGAGCCCGAGGAGCCCGACCGACTTCATGCCGTGGCGCGCTATTGTGGTGCCCGAAATAAAAATTTGCGACCTCGTCGCAGCAAAGGAGAAAAGTGATGGTTGAGTGGATCCTGGTTGTGTGGTTGGTAAGTTGTGGGCCCGATGGGCCTTGTTCTTTGACGCCGGCTTTCGAGGTCGGCACTTATCGCATGGAAGCTAATTGCGAGAAGTCCCGCGATACCGTGAAAACGGCTCGCAGCGATGTCGGATTTATTGCGCGGTGCATCGAGCGGGATAAGTGAATAAAAAATTGCGCTTGCCAGCGCGTGATGTCGCGATTGTTAATGACTGGCCGCCGAACATCGAGGCGATCCGGGCGGTGTTGCCTGTGACTGAGAACAACATCTTTGCGCACTCGCATCGGATCTATAATCCGGGCGGTGGCATTTTGCCGCTGGAGCTGCTCGCACATGAGAAGGTCCATTTTGTCCAGCAGGACGAGTTCGAGGCCGATGGTCTCAAGGGTGTGGAGGGCTGGTGGGAATTGTTCCTCGAGAGCCCGACTTTTCGCTTGTCTCAGGAGATCCCGGCGCATCGCGCGGAATATCAAACCTATTGCAAATATCACCGCGACCGCAACGAAAAAGCGCAGATGCTCCGTTCCTTAGGGCAACGGCTGGCTGCACCGATGTATGGTAGCTTGATGACCGTCAACGAAGCGATGAAGGCGATCCGATGACTGCAGAGAATCAACTGATCGACGAACTGGTCCGAAAATTCGACGCTTTGCCGCCCGAAAAGCAGGCCGAGATGGACCAGCTCGTCAAGGAGCGATCCGATGGCCGGTTGTGGTTTCCAACGCCAGGGCCGCAGCTCGACGCGGTTCGATGTCAGGCTGATGTGCTGCTCTACGGTGGCTCAGGCGGCTCGGGCAAAACCGATCTGATTCTCGGGCTCGCTTTCACCGAGCATCAAAAGACGCTGATTATCCGCAAGTTCTACACCGATCTGACGGGTCTTACCGATCGCGCCATCGAGATCAACGGCTCGGACAAGGGCTACAACGGATCCAAGCCGCGGCTGACCACTGGCGAGGGCCGCGTGATTGATTTCGGCGGTATCGCAAAACCGGGCGACGAGGATCACTGGCAGGGACGGCCGCACGATTTACTCGCCATTGACGAGGTCGTGCAAAACCGCGAGGCGGCAATTCGCTTTCTCATGGGTTGGGTGCGCTCGGCTGACGATGGCCAGCGATGTCGCGTGATTCTGGCCAGCAACCCTCCGACCACTTCGGCCGGCGACTGGATCATCCCGATGTTTGCGCCGTGGCTGGATAACCGCTACGAGAATCCGGCTGAGCCCGGTGAGCTCAGATGGGTCGTGACGCTGGTCAATGACGCCGGAAAATCCTTCGACCACTGGGTCGATGGGCCCGAGGTCCGTATTCCATCAGGGAGAAACAACGATGACGGAACGCCGAAAATGCTCAAGCCAGAATCCCGCACCTTCATCCCAGGACGGCTCGACGACAATCCG